GGATGACCTCCCCAGCCTTAGACTCCGACGCGGCCAAGCAGCCGCGCACGGATCTTTGCCTCGGTCGCGCGCGCCTCCCCCGCCCACCTGGGGGTCAGGAGGCCGCCTGCAGGACCACGTGTTCTCCGAACCCAGACGGTGAGGAGGGGCAAGCCCTGCTGCAGGAGCACCGCGGGGTCCCGGCCGTTAAGGGCCGGGAGTGCCTCGTTGTACTTCCGAACAGCTGAGCGTAACTCCTTCTCGCCGAGGCGGGGACGCCGGCTAGTGGCCGGGCCGAGATTGGTAACCGTAGCGCGAAACAGCTCAGCTGTCGCGCTAGTGTTGAACCTCTCGACCGGGCCGCAGTCGACGTAACCAGCTTCGCCGTCGGGGGGCGGAGGCTCGTCAGCAGGGGCGTGGATAAGCGTCCCATCTCCGAGGAAAGCTTCAAGGTCGGACTCTGCGCATGACGCGGCGAGCCGCCACAGAGGGTCAACCTCTGCGGCGACGAGCCGCGGGAGCGAGAGCCCTACACCCCGACCGAGCAAAGCCCTGGCCTCTCTCTCGAGGAGGCCGGGGACGAGCTCATCGGTGGGGAGACCTGAGCCACCCTTAGACATGGGAAGGCCGTTGACCATGCCCAAACCTGTAGCAAACCTGTACAGGGAGACGTCGTGAGCGCGGATGAACCGCACCAGCGTCGCCCTGGAGCCCGGGTTGTTAGCCCACGCCGAGTCAATCGCGAGGAGCATTCTTACCCGTGGTGCGAACATCGCCCTTTCGTTCGTGAGCAGGGAGAGGTCTCTAGGGACCTCTGGCCTGACGAGTCCGCGAAGGGGGACCGACGTTGAACGCCGGCCCCCCGTAACGTACTCGCCATCGCTGGTCAGGCTGTAAAGCCTTTCCAAGAAGACGGCACGAGCGGGGGCGGTGCGAGCATGCACGACGTAGTGCTTCCCCGCGGAGGCTGATCCGCCTGAGGAGCCGACAAGCCGAGTGTAGTGGCGTTCAGTGGCTGCCTGAACTGCTGCCAAGCCGTCGTCGCCGCAAACCGAGAATCGGTTGCGGCGAAAGGCGACGGCAAGGGAGCAGCGGGTCTCCGCCGCCGAAGCCCGAATCGCCTCGGACCACCAGAATAGGTGGACCAGGGAGAGAAGGGCCCAGGAGGTCGGGAGGCCCATCAGGCACCCGCCAGACGTCACGAGCTCGGGGAGGTCGGTCCCAGGATAGGACACCCTCTGCGGTCCGACGCAAAGTCGGAGCGCGACCAGCTCGACGGGGGTGAAACGACCTGAGGCTTCCAGACCGTCGACCAAGGCCCCAAGGAGGTCGTGAGGGAGGAGGTCGGTGGCACGGGTGAGGTCGGTCGAAACCAGCCTCTCCGTGGAACCGCCCACGAGGGATCCTAGGATCTCCTCATCCGTCACGCCTTCCAAGGGGGACCGGGAAGACGGGTCCCTGCGCAGGCCCGCAAGCAGGCGCTTGCGAGCCACGTGGCCAGCCAGATGTAGGCAACCCGGAGACTTCGTAACCACACGCACCTTGAGCCCCCGCTCCTGGACAAAGATGGCTTCAGCCCTCGGCGGTTCACCGCCTAGAGAGCGAGCCCAGTCCTGGAAGTGGAAGACGGCCGATGCGTCAATGGTGAGAAGTTCAATGTCCTGCGGCATTAACGTGCGGCAGGCGCCGTCCGTGGCGACCGCCTCGACAGCCTTCGGGTGGATCCCGAGGCTGTGTACGTAACCGCGTAGCCCGCCCGCCTTCACACCCCTCTCGAGGCAACTCGATTGGGTTGGAA